GGCAAAGCATGAGCGCAAGCGCTCCCTGGAGGAGTTGACCAAAGAAAACAAAGAACTCAAGACCCGGCTCCAGGCTACGGAGGATGACTTGACCAATACCCAGGTGGCCCTCACGGAAGTCTATGAGCTGCTGGCAGGAGGTGGAGAGAATGGCTAAGGTATATGCTGCCCTCATCCGCAAGGGCCTCAAGACCCTGGAGGATGTACCCGCCAACCTGCGTGATGCTGTTGCCAAGCTGTTGGAGGAGGACACCAATGTGTAAGCTCCGCTGGCGGCTTGCTTTATTTTTGCTGAGAAAGGAGGTGCAAGATATGGCTATTGTGTACGCAACTCTTATCATCAAGGGTCGCAAGACTATTGACCAGGTGCCCGCTTTGCTGCGTAAGCAAGTGGAGGAAATCCTGGCTGACTTGGAGGTTGAGGTCTAACTCCCCAGCCAGCAGGAGAGGCGCATCCGTGCGGTGTGCCTCTCTTATTTTGAACGACAGGAGGACAAAAAGATGCTGGAAACACTGAGGAGTTATTGGTCTATCATCTCCACCATCATCACCGTGGTAGCCGTCCCCGCCAGCGGCTACCTCTACAAAAAATATAAACAGGCGGATGCAAGACAAAAAGCGGTGGAGTTGGGTGTGCAGGCACTCCTCCGTGACCGCATCGTACAATCCTATTATCACTATGAGGAGCGCGGATGGATAACCCTGCACGGACTTGAGAATGTCAACGCCATGTATAAGGAGTACCACGCTTTGGGTGGCAACGGCACAGTCACATCATTGGTCAATTCCATCCGTGAACTTGATGTACGGGACGATAAACGCCCCGCCTCTCAAGAATGAGCCGGAAAGGAGGGCACATGGAGTTTTCAAAGAAAATGTTGGTGCTGCACTCCTTTGTGACCGTTTCCTTGATAACTGCCACGGTGGTCATCAACATTGCAACCGAGCACGATGTCACCGCCCTTGCCGCCCTTGCTGGTACATCCTTTGTGGTTGACGGCACCTGGGGCGGTTTTTATCTGTGGAAATCCAAGAATGAAAACCGGGCGAAATATGCCCAAAAATTTGTACGGCTGTTTGCCAAAGAGTACGGCGTGGAGAACGCCATCCGCTTGGCAGAAATCGTGCTGAAAGACTGAAAAGGAGGTTTATAGCATTGAGTAACAGCAAACTGGTGGACTATACCAAAATTTCCCCAAACAAGACAAGTCCCAGAAACCACAAAATTGACACCATCACCATCCATTGTGTGGTAGGTCAATGCAGCGTGGAAACCCTGGGCAATGTGTTTGCCCCTACATCCAGACGGGCGAGCTCCAACTACGGCATTGGCTATGATGGCCGCATCGGTATGTATGTAGAGGAAAAAGACCGCTCCTGGTGTTCGTCCTCCGCAAGCAACGACAACCGGGCAATCACTATTGAGGTTGCCAGTGACACCAAGCACCCCTATAAGGTGAGAGATGCCGCCTATAAGGCCTTGATTGACCTGTGCACGGACATCTGCAAGCGCAACGGCATCAAAGAGCTCAAGTGGAAAGCGGACAAGTCCCTCATCGGCAAGGTGGAGCAGCAAAACATGACGGTGCACCGCTGGTTTGCCAATAAGGCTTGCCCCGGTGATTATCTCTATAACCTGCACGGCCAGATTGCCGCTGAGGTCAACGCAAGGCTTGGGGTAGTATCTGATACCACCCCAGACACAAACGCCGCCCTGGAGTACGCTGTGGGCGATGTGGTGACCTTTAAGGGAACCAAGCACTATGCAAGCTCCAACGGCACAAACGGAAAGACATGCAAACCCGGCGAGGCAAGGGTGACCTCTGTGGCGAAAAACGGAAAGCACCAGTACCACCTCATCAAGACCACCGGCAGCACCTCCACCGTTTATGGTTGGGTGGATGCCGCAGACATCACCAAAGCAAGCGCATCCATTGCAAAAGGCAGCAAGGTCAAGGTCAAGGTCAATAAAGGCGCTAAAACCTACACGGGCGGCTCTCTTGCATCGTTCGTTTACAGTACGGTTTACACCGTCATGCAAATTGACGGTGACCGTGTGGTTATCGGCAAAGACGGCGTTGTGACCGCTGCCGTCAACATCAAAAACCTCACCCTTGTGGGGTAAAAATAAGAGGAGGATTTCACTATGGAAAACATCTTTGACTGGTCCGTTATTCTCAGCCTCGTGGGTGTGTTGGTGGTCATCACCAACATCATTGTGCAGGTGCTCAAAAAGCTCACCTGGGACAAGCTGCCCACAAACATCCTTGCCACGCTTGTGGCAATCGTTTTGACCCTTGGAGCGTTCTTTGCCTACTGCCAGATTAAAAGCATCACCGTGGTGTGGTACATGGTTGCCGCTGCGGTTGTGCTTGGCTTTATGGTTGCCTACGCCGCCATGTTCGGCTTTGACAAGCTCAAAGAGGTCATTGCACAGTTGGATAAAAACAAAAAGGAATAAGACAGCGAAAAGCCGGAGAGGTGTGACCCTCTCCGGCTTTTTTTTGCGTTCTATGACATAAGCGCTTGCACGCCTTTTATAATCTTGTTGTATTCATCCTCAACGGTCATAAAATCATTTTCATATCCTTGCAGCTCATCAACGAAAGCCTCTAACCGTCTGTTTTGTCCCGCCTGCGTTTTTAGGCGCATAGCCTCTGTTGTTTCCTTGGTATAAATACGCCCCAGGAAATCCGTCTTGAGAGCATCCACTGCCGAAAGCACACTCTCTGCTGCTTTGAGCATCTGCTCATCCACTTTGCACCCGGCTTTTTTGGCTTGTAGCAAGGTCAATGCCTTGCGTTCCGCCAACTGCAACCGGCTGAAAAATGTTTCATAGGCAAAGGTTTGTTGACAAAGCTGGAAACTCTCACGCATGATGCGTGCATCGTTTTCTGCCTGCATCGTGGAATAATATTTCCGCATATCACGGAGCGTGTCCTCCGGCACATCCGGCTGTGTGAGCTCTGTCTTTACGGACACCAGCGGCGTGGATGTTTCAGATGTTCTTAACACCTCCGGCTCTTTTCTTTTCCTCTTTTTCAAAAGCAGGACGGCAAGGACTATGCAAACAACCGTGAGCAAAATGTTTTCCGGCACCGGGTCTTGTACCGACATAATTACCCCACCGAGTGTTGCCACAGCGCACGACATTCCAAAAATGATGCGAACAATCCATAAAACCTTTTTCACTGCTTATCACCTCCCATTTTCTGCTTTTTTCTTTACTTTTACAAGTTTAATTATATCCAACACAGTGCATTTGTCAAGCAGTAGAGCCTATATGATAATGACTTATTTTTTGGGTAAACTATACTTTTCAGTAGGAGGAGGGATACGCATGACCGCTGATAAAATCAAAGCGTTGCGTGAGGCAAAAGGTTGGACACAGGCAGACCTTGCGCGCAAATTGGGCATCACCAGAAACGGAGTGAACTCTTGGGAGCAGGGACTTTCCACACCATCACCGGCTTGTCTGGTGGACTTGGCAACAGTGTTTTCCGTGTCTACGGACTATTTGCTTGGCATTGAGCACTCAGCCATAGTGGATGTGTCCGGCTTGAATGACAAGGATGTTGCCGTGTTGGCAGAGCTTGCAGACCGATTAAGAAACCGCAACCATTGAGAAACGGCTCAGATTTTGGGACCGTTTTTCTTTTTTTGCTGTTGACATTATACAACAAAAGTTGTATAATTAGAGCATAACAAAGGAGGTGCTGCTATATGGCCCGTTCAAACTTACAAAACACCCGCTTATCCAGAGAAATGTCACAGTCACAGCTTGCGACCGCCGCCGCTATCAACGGCAGAGTGCTCCAAACCTATGAACAGGGTGGGCGTGACCTTAGCGGTGCAAAGCTGGCTACCCTCTTAAAAATCTGTTTGGCTCTCAACTGCAAACTGGAGGACATCCTCCCAGATGGGGAAACCGCAGAATTGTTAAAGAGATATGCCAAAATGATTGGTTGACACGGAACTTGGCGGGGTGGTTGCACCCCGCTTTTTCTTTTACGAGGAGGACCTCCATGAACTATAAAGGCTTTCATCATCTCACCTGGAATGACAGGCTGACCATTGAGAAAATGCTCAAAGTCCGTACCGCAAAAGCGAAAATTGCGGAGGCGCTTGGCGTGTCAGTGCGTACCATTTACTATGAAATCAAGCGCGGAATGTGCACGCAACGGAACACAGATTATACTGTTGAGGAGCGTTATTGTGCGGAGGTTGCGGAGCGTGCATATAGGGAGCATCTGAAAGCCAAGGGGCCAGACCTCAAGATTGGAAACAACATAGAACTGTCTAACTTTTTAGAGGAGCAAATCATTGAACACCACTTTTCTCCCGGTGCTGCGTTGGTGGAGGCAAAAGCCGCCAATAAAGTGGTCAATATCTGTGAAAGCACCCTTTACAACTACATTTACCGTGGGGATGTGTTTTTGGAACTTGCTCCGGAGCACCTGCATGAAAAGGGCAAACGGCACTATACCAAACAATGCCGCAAAAAAGCCGCGAGAGCGCCAAAAGGTGAAAGCATCGAACACCGCCCGGATGAAATCCTCAAGCGCACCACTTTTGGAAATTGGGAGATGGACAGCGTGATGGGCGCACAGGGCACCACCAGGGCGCTCCTTGTCCTTACCGAACGGTTGAGCCGTAACGGCATCCTCATCCTCCTGCCGGACCACACAAGCAACAGCGTGGTAAAGGCTTTGGACAAACTGGAGCGCAGATATGGAAAAGACTTCTATGACACATTCAAAAGCATCACCGTGGACAATGGCTGTGAGTTTGCGGACTATGAGGGTCTTGAGCGTTCCTGCCGCCGAAAACAAAAACGCACAAAGCTCTATTACTGCCACCCATACTCACCGCATGAGCGTGGCAGCAATGAAAACATGAACAGAATAATTAGGCGGTTTTTCCCAAAAGGCACAAACTTTGATGAGGTGCAGCTCTGTGAGGTGCGTGTGGCTGAGGAATGGATGAACAACTACCCCCGCAAAATCCTGGGATGGAAAAGCGCCAACCAGGTCATGCAGGAGTATTTGCAAACTGCATAAAAACCGCAGAGCATTGGTGTGGGGAGCCGGAAAGCAATAATTGCATCCGGTTTCGTTGCTGCGCCTTTTTTCTTGAAAACCGCATAAAATCAAAGCCTCTGGACACATCCAGAGGCTTTGATGATACCACTCTAAAAAATTTTACAACTATTTTTGCAATTTATTCTTGACATTTTGGTAGGCAGGCATTATTATTAGATTGCAGGGTCATCCAAGACCCTTGCAGTCTAATTTTTTTTATGCCGTGAGGAGGTGAAACAAATGGCAACCTACGCCTACCGTTCTATTTCAGAGCGCCAGAAAATTCAGAGCCTTTGGGAAAGCGGTGCCTCTGTCAAAGAGATTGCACAGGACTTTGACTTGTCCGTGTCTGCAATTTACACAGAGCTCAAGCGTGGATATGACGGCACACGGCTCCCCGATATGCGCCGCCGCTATGATGCGGAATTGGCACAGCTCACTGTCCAAAAATCTATTGAACGGAGGGGCCGCAAAGCTGCCGAGGCATAACCGCCCACATTGATACAACCAAAGGAGGACAACCCTATGAAAGCAAATGCAAACCCTATTGTGCTGAAAAGCAACCGTACTTCTGACGAGTGCATCGGTACCGTCAGATTGACCCCGGAGGCGGAAAAAGTCATCCGCCGCCTGCGCGCCAAGACTGCACTGCCTATTAGGCAAATTGTGAGTGAAATCATTGTGCAGGCAGAAAATCTCATTGACATTGAGGATGCCAACGAGGAAAGAGAGGAGGACTAAACCGTGAAAATGTTATCCGATTTTCAAGCAGGTGCAACCGTAAAGTACCACGGTGAGCCCTGCATCGTGCTGGAGCACCGCAAGGACGGCACCCTGCTCATGGTGCTTGAGCAGATTGAGCACACTTTTGGCTCTGACAACGATTTTGCCAAGAGTGACCTGCGTGAACACCTCAACGGTGCCTACATGGACACGCTCACCCAGGGCAACCATGGTGAGATTTTGAAACGCGCCATTGACCTCACCGCAGTCAACGGTAGCAAGCAGTATGGCATTGACACCTGCTGCATTGCGCCACTTACATTTGATGAGTACCGCAAGTACCATGACATCATCCCCAAGCCGGAAAAATGGGAATGGTCTGTTACCCCTTGGAGCACCCCCTGCGTGAATGGAGATGAAACCTGGGTCATGGGCTTGTACACCA